TCTTCTTCCGGATTTACTGGAAATTTTATTTCTGAAAAGTCAATATTCATTTTATCTGGTAGTATTTTCTTTGCATCTACATTAGCTACTGCTTTTTCAATTTCGTATATATCACGCTCCCATTTACGGCATATATCGAGATCATCTTCCCAGCCCGATAATAGGTCAATGTTCTGAACTACAAGACTAAATCCTGATGGTGCGCCCTCAATACCCCAGTTAATCGATAGATCATTATTCCTTTCGAGTAATTGAATTTGGAATTTAATTGAATCCACCATTTCCGTTAATTGTAATTGCAAATCGATTACTCCAATTTCGGTTTGTCCTGGATCACCCTCGACGGCCATAATTTTATTGTAACCAACGGTAACTTTTACGTCTTTTAGATTCAATGCTTTAATGTATGCCTGTTTAATTGCCGAATATCTAATGGCGTAGTTCAAATTTGTTAATGCCAGATCAATTTTTTGATTTGCATCTACTATATCATCCGCCCCTGAAACATAAAAGCTTTCAAATGGCATAGACTCATGACAAAATGCAAATGGAAATAGATTGAATTTAGAATAGGGATTCGCCATCTTATCATTCACGCCATAAGCCGCTTGGTTTTTAACAGGAATACCTTTATCATCCATAACATAATGGTTTTGGTAATCCCAATATACCCACAATTCAGGTTCAGTTATTCCATTGTTAATCGGATACATTATAGCACTTGGTTTCTCCGCATCGTTTTCAAATAATAATTCATAATATCTAATTATTCGATAACCGAATTTGTTTTTATTCCAAAATACCCGAATGGCTGGAACGCCCAATAAATGTGCCATACGCTCAGCTTGCTTCATTACTGTATTTTTTTCTTCTGTAATTTCATCGTAATATGATACTTCTGAATCGAAGTATCGCACTGGTGCTTTGCGATATACATTTGATTTACGGCGAATAATTTTATTTGTCAAATTTGTAAATGTGAATGGTATATCGCCATCTTGAATTTTCAGGTATGGTTGCAGGTATTTTTCTCTTTGCTTGGCTGTGCCTTCATAATAATGGATTTTCATTAATAGATTATTATAGCGTGCTATACGCTCATTATTCGCCATTGAAATTACAGATTCCAGTACTGCATTTTTACCTTTAGTTTCAGGTATCATCTTTGTATACTCCATGCGTTTGATTGTTGAATAGGGAACAAAAAGTTAATAAGGTATCCTTCTGCATCACTGATATGGACCAGCCCCGTTTTCTCTTGCGTTTTATCAAGCCGTCCGTCTGCGGTAGTCATTACCTTATTCCAATCGTTTATAGTTTTAGGACAATTCTTGGGATTGACAAAATAATGTGGTTTCCCATCGCCAGCTCTCATTTTAGAATTAACTGCATTTATGCGGTCTTTCTGAAAAGGATTAGCCGACAATGCTCGCACTTTAAAGCCAGCATTTTTGAGTAATCCAATATCTGATTTCTTAGCGTCACTACTCATACTCGCTCCAGTGGAATCCGGATATATTATGCAGTCCTGAACTGGGAATAATTGCTTAATATGCTCAATCATCTCGAACGTGTTAGAATGATTCAAATACGCTTCGCCAAATTGGAATATATCATCACCACGAATATGATTAAATGTTGCCGTCATCGGATCAACATTGAAATCCATCCCAATATGGATTATTTCACCTCTATGATATTCAACTGACAAATCAAGATTCTTTTCGCTAAATGCCCAGTAGGCTAAGCCAGCGTAACTCTCGAATGATCCTTCATATTCCTGCCGGAATGTGCGCTCATCTAATTGCATTTTAGCAGCGTATATTTCCTCTGGAGTCAATACATCGCTGGAAAACCAATGGTAATAACACCATTGCGGATCGTTTTTCGATTCGGCAAATGCACCTACCTTTGGTTGTGTTTTAGGTAATGCGCCATCGCAGGCATACAGCGCTAAATCATATAGGAAATTGATCCCCTCCGGCACGCCATCGAGTATTGCCCAGCCGTTTGTATCGCTCAATACCGGTCGGATATTCTCACCCCAAGCGGTTTCTTTTATATTCCCGATTTCTGTTATGTGACAGCCGTGCCAGGGCATACCCTCTATTCGCTCCGGCTTATCCAGCCCTATTACCTGAATCATTGAGCCGTTTTTTAGGATAACCTTCATTTCAGTTTCAGACCTCGATTGTGTGAAATAATAGGTATCCCGCTTGAGGTCATTCCAGTAGATATTCTTTGCCTGTGCGTGAGTTGGCGCACCGCAGAAATAATTAGTATTTGGGTTTCGCAATGCCGCCAGTAGGGTCTTGCGCTTCGCTATTAGTGTCTTGCGTGATCGCCTACCAGATGGATTAATGAAAAACCGATGCCTCTCGTCTTTCAGGTATTGAATCTGAATAGGCGTTAGGTTTACAAGCTTTGGCGGTGTATTACGTGCTTTCAGGTTCATAATTATTCGCTATAACTTCTGCAAATTCTTTTAAGTCAATAGGTTCGCTGGTTTCGTAGGTCATCTCTCGCTGTCCTAAGTATTGCTTACCCAGCCAAATGCCCATTGTCGCATTACGTTCAGCAAGTTTGAATTGAATCCGCCGAAGTGAAATCTTTCCGTTTTCCTGACCCTTTTCGTAAGCTAAACGAAAATCCCGCCTGCCTTGTAAGGTAGTTACTGGTATATCCATAAATGCAGCACATTCCTTGATCGTGCATTGCAAATTACCAAGTTTTTCGGCAATATCAAGATCAATTTTTACCTTTGGTCTTCCTATTTTTTTAGGCATTTTTCACAGCTCCTCCTCGAATACTGCATTCCATTCGTAAGCTTCAAATGCAGTTTGCTTGAGGCTTAATTCACCATTAGTTCTGGCAGAGTAAAGCGTAGTGCCTGAATCTGGCGACCAGATGAACGGATAGCGTGAAAGTCCTTTGTTCATATATACGGAGTCCCGAAACGTTTCAAGGTTTGTCTTATCGGTAGGGTTTAGCAGTTTCCACTGGAATTGCCAAATGCGCCTAACAGTAGCGTTATTGATTGAGCCAGCCCGAATGCCACCTGCACCTTGATTTACATTGACATCGTAATCGGCACTATAAACAATCCCTATTTCTGGTGTATGACTGAGTGCCATCTGAGTTCCAAGATAGATAGCACCTATTTGCAAGTTATTGAAATCATCTCCGCCTGCATTATCAAATGATAATAGCCAATACCGTTTAGTTTTAGACGTAAACGTGTCTAAAAAATTGGTCAAGCTTGTAGAATGAATGATTTTATAATCACTTGCTAAATTCTCAAAATTTATGCCGTCATCTGCGGTCCCGTATTTCAATACAAACCTTGCAAATGCTGGAGCAGTTGCGATATAATTCTGCAGAATAATGTAATTGCAAGCTCTCGCACTACCAAAATCTACTTTAATAGTTATACTTGCGCCTATAGCTGTATCCTTGAAAAACGTGTTTTTATACCGGTCCTGCAAATTCGTAACTGGGTAATTAGTATCTGCAGTGGCGCTATATGTCAGCGTTGCTGATTCCAATGACTGATGGTAGATAGTATAACTCATAGCTCGATTGCTTTAATTTTCAATGACCAGGGTTTGCGAGTAATTGATGTAATCTTGAATTTCTTACCAGCCCACGATTCGCCATAACATTTCATTATATTGTCCCAGTCGGAATGGAGCTCAATAATATCGGTCAATTCCAGACCCAGTATTGGTTTGAATACACCAGCATTCCAAAAGTTCACACCTCGCAAGTCAACAGTTTCAAATTCGATTACATTGTGTAATACTGACCAGAATGATTTATCATCACCATCTTTGCACCAATGATCAGCTAATAATCTGGCAGTTGTTTCATCGGCAATATAATCGGCGTCCATTACTAATTCGTTAACCGTATTATATACCGCTTGCGATCCTGAACCCGCTGTATTGTTAGCACGCTCAATAACCAGTTGAAGATTGCCTTTAGGACTTTTGTGATATTTAAGTTTGAAATCATTGACAATATCGCTTAATGACGATTTGGATAATAACGGTCTGCCCTGAATATCATTGGTCTGGAACGCATAATCGGTAGTATTTGAAACAAAAAATGTATCCATTGCTGGTTTATTGAAAGCATTCCAATAGAGAAATAACTTTGATTGTTTAGCTATTTTCTCTATTAATTCCTTTGAATTTGTAAAACCATCGATATTCACCGAGAATTTCCAGCCTGCAAGTTCTGTTATAACATTATTGATAGAATTAATATCGATATTGGTACTGCCCATTTCGTCAATGAGTAGCGATGTAATAATAGCAGCTGGATGCTCAATAAGGTCGCCAGCTGCTAA